AACAAATTTGTCCTGTTAATATTCGAAATATACTATTTGATAAGATATTTACATACTTTAATACAAATTCTATAGAATATTCAACTATAAATACAGACACACTACAAAATTTAAGAGAACGAATAAGTTATCTTAGAAATTCAGAAAATATTGTATTGTGTGATGGTTCTGCATACCTTGTTAATATGCTATTTTGTAAAAATAAAAATTTTATTACGGCAACAGCGGCAACGGATCATGATAGGAAATTTCTTGTTAGATTAGATTTCTTAATTAAAGTTATTGTTGAAATAAATCAACATAAAACAATTCTCTCAAATGATGTTGATGAATGTATTCAAAAGATAAATTACATACATAAATCTACCTAAACATATATATATATATTTATATATATAATGTCTTTAATTATAGGGTTCATTGATAATAAATTAACATTGCGAGGAACAACAGTTGCTTTATATGATTATGCAGATTTTAATGAAAAACTACTTGGAAATAAATCAATTATTATTACAAGAAAATTTGAAGATGTAATTGGTGAACACGATGTTGATGAAAAGGCTTATTCTAATATGCTTGACCGTTTTCAAGTAGTTTATTATAAAAATCCTAAGGACTTGGATAATATTGTTCTTGAAAATAAATTGGATGTACTTTATATAATTAAATCTGGTAAAAATGATGATAATTTAAATACAACAAAATGTAAAACAATTATACATTGTGTATTTGAAACAACAGAACCGCACGGAACATATTATTGTGGTATTAGTGAATGGTTAAATGTCCGTAATTCAACAAATATCCCTGTTTTACATCATATGATTCACGTATATGACACTGATAATAATATGCGAGAAAGACTAGGTATTCCAAGTGATGCAATTGTATTTGGAACATATGGTGGGTCAGATGAGATGGAATCATATGTTAGAAATACAATTTTAAATATATCTAGTAATATAAATCATAATATATATTTTATTTTTATGAATATTACACAATTTGTTAACAGTCCAAGGGCTATCTTTCTCAAAGGAACAAATGATATGAAAATAAAAAGAGAATTTATTAATACATGTGATGCAATGCTCTATACAAGAATTTGGGGTGAAACATTTGGATTAGCATGTGGCGAGTTTTCTATATGCAATAAACCTATCATTGCCTACAAGAATCCAAAAGATAAATTTCATATTAATATATTAACAGAAAAAATATTATTATATGAATCAATTGATGAATGTAATAATATACTTCTTAATTTTGATAAATATAATATAGACGTATCAGCAAATGGCTATAAAAAATTTACACCAGATTATGTAATGAATGAATTTAAACAAATACTATCTAATATATTATGATTCTAACCAGTTTGAATTTAGATACTGTTGAACATTAAAGCAGTGTTTTCTATATAACATTATCCAAAGTGAACAGTTATTTGAACCGCATATTATATATTTACATTTTGATTCAATCAACGTAATTGCTAATAAATTTTTTGTATACTCCATAATTTTATCATTATCTACTATATCTTGTGTCCTGTGAGTTTTTGTTGCATGAAGTATTTCATCCTTAAAATAAATTGTATTATCAGGAAATTCTTTTAAAAGTCTTTCTATATATTCTGTTTCATCACTCTGAATTATGAATTGCATTGATGGATTTTTTTCCAACAATTTTTTGGCTCTTATAATAACATCATCGTGTGTTGATATTGCAGTTTCGGTATATTTACATAAACCTCTGTAAAATAAAGTACAGATATTATCATAATTAGTAATATTATATTTTTTTTCTAAATATTCAACTAAATCTTGTATATCTTTTGTGGGTGTGAAGTATTTCTCTACAAAGGGCCATATCTTTAAATAATCTATTGAATTATAATCAATAAATTGATCATCCCAATGAAAATTAATTTTCTCGTTAATTATAATACTATTATTAATATTCTTATAATTTTGAAAAAAATCAAATGTTATATCATCATTTCTTCCACGCTTATACCATTCATATTGTTGTGAACTATCTACTTCACTTGGAATTTTTTTATGGATATTATAATATTCTATAATCTTGTATAATCGTAGTGTATTACATGAAAAAAATCCAGCATTATGCGTCACTGTTATCATTATGTATATATATATATATATATATTATTATTGTTTAAGTATATATATATATTATTATTGTTTAAGTATATATATATATTATTATTGTTTAAGTATATATATACTTAAAGATATTAATTAATGTAGTAGTATGTTAGTTTTTGTGAATGCATTTTGGTCAGGTTTTTTAGACAAATCAAACGCAGTTCATTTTGGAGTATTTCAAACTCTATTATCAAATGCATTTAATGAAGCTATTTATCCTACAAATAATTATGAAGAAGCAGATATTTTATTAGAAAGCAGTTTTGGAGATTCTGCTTTACTTTATAAAAAATGGAGTTATTCTATCTTCTTTTCAGCTGAAGGTGGTATATATACATGTAAAATCCCTAATAATTCAAATGAATATACAATTGTTTTAGGATCACAAAAAACTGAAAGTAATTTTGTTTCATGTCCCCTATATATACTATATGATTTATGTAGACCATATGAATATCCAAACAAAATATCTACTGTTCCAAAAAAGGATATTTGTGCAATTATTACGAATGATAATCCTCAACTCTATAGAAATTACTTTATTCAAAAATTAGAAGAAAAAGGATTTCATGTTGATATGGCTGGAAAATATAAAAATAATATAGGCTATGTAATTCCTGGAGATTATAGTAGCAATGATATAATTAACTTTATGAAGGAATATAAAATTGTATTAGCCTTAGAAAATACGCAACTTGATGATTATATTACCGAAAAAGTAATAAATCCTCTGCGAGCAGGCACAATACCTTTGTATTATGGCTCGAAACGTATTAATGAATATATAAATCATGATAGGTTAGTTGAGGTTAATTCAAATAATCTTGAGTCTACATTTACAGAAATAGGCCATCTTCTAACAGATAATAGATATTGGTTGGAAAAGGCAAATAAAAGCCCGTTTATTAAAACAAGTGATGCTCATTTGAAAGAAATTTCTTTACAGATGAAAATTCTTATTTATAAAAAACCATTTTATGTCGAATTAATTTCAAATTATGAACTAGAAAAAGATAGACATGAAGATATTGATAAAATATTAACTATGTTTAATATAAAACCTACATATGAATGTTATGGAGAAACTGCAAAGGATCATCCTTTATTCAATAAATTTGCAGGGTCTGTTAATTTAAATGCACGAAGTTTAGCAATTAATCATATATATCTTTTAAAAAGATATATTGCAAAAAATGCTTACTTAGTTATTTTTGAGAGTGATGTAATTCAATTGTTTAATGATACAATCATAGAATATTCAATTATAGATGATATTGATAAAATGCAAAAGTATGATATAGATTTTATTTTCTTAGGAATGGGATGTTTCGGTTCATTTGATTCATATGATAAAATTGCGAAACAATTAGAGACAGTATCTAATGCAATTAAAGAAAATTTACCTTTTAAAGAAATTGAAAAGAATTTATTTTGTGTAAATAAATCTAGATGTACTGAAAGCTATATAATATCACCAAAGGGTATTCAAAAATTTTTAGAGTGGTTCTATAATAATAAAGAACATATGCCAATTGATTTTGCATTTAATTTATTTTTTGATCAAGTTCCAAATACTATAGGTTGTTGGAGATATCCTGAACTTTTTAAACAAGGTTCCTGCATTAATAAATATAAATCGCTAGTACAATTATAATATTGAACTATATATTTAAAGTAATTTAAAACAGTAATATGTATAATTAGGTAAGTATGTTTTCTCAAGATGAATTTTGTTCTGGAGAACGGTTTCAAAAACTATGTGATATCTATTGTGGTACAGAAGAAGATTTAAATAGAAATCCTATTATTTCTTCTGAACCAAATAAACATATGCGAATTGATTTACTTGCAGATCCTTGGGACAATCCATCACTTATTTTCTGTTATAGTTGCTCTCTCACTTTATTTATGGAAAAACTAAGTTTTTTCAAAAATAAATTTGTATTAGTATCCCATAATGAAGATACTAATATAGATGAGAAATATGTTAATTTAGCAAATCATCCATTACTTATTAAATGGTATTGTCAAAATTTATTAATGAATCATGAGAAAATAAGTATGATTCCTATTGGAATTGCAAACTCAATGTGGCCACATGGAAATCTTGAAGTTCTTAATTCAGTTGTTAAAATTTCTCCTACAATTAAAAAGAAAAATGATTTTTATTTTTATTTTAAAGTAGATACAAATAGAAGGGCGCGGCAATATTGTAGGAGTATAATAGAGTCAAAGGGAGTTCCTTTTGGAAATGAAATGAATAATTATTCTTATCTATGTGATCTCGCTTCTCATAAATTTGCTATATGCCCAGAAGGAAATGGTATTGATTCTCATAGACTTTGGGAATGCTATTATTTGGGGGTTATTCCAATTGTACTTCGATCTGTTTTTACAGAACATGTTTCGCGAAACTTACCTTGTATCTTATTAAATTCGTGGGAGGATTTTTCAATGAACTATTGTTTCGAGAGGTATGATTATCTTGTAAATGAACTCCAAAAGAATAAAGATTATCTAAATATTTCTCATTATAAAAATCTTATAAATACATCAAATCAACAATAACTACTTAAACTAATAAAAATTAGTATATAAATAATGATAGTAGCTTATGCTTTTATTGGAAAACTTCCATCTTATTCTATTGAAACAGTCCATCAAACAAGACTCTTTTTTGATGGACCTATATATTTCATTGTGAGTGATATGCAAAGTGAGTATGTAGATACTCTTCAAAATAAGTATAATGTAACCATAATTAATTATTCAGATGTAATTGATAATACATTTATTGAACTTGTATGTACAAGTGTTTTACGAACAGCTGATGTTCCAAATCTAGGAGACAGAAGTGCCCTCTTCATTCGTTCATTTGAACGTTTTTATGTTCTTCATAATTTAATGATTAAAAATAATCTTGAAAATGTATTCTTTATGGAATTAGATAATCTTATTTATGATGACCCCACGAAATGGCTCACATCTTTCTGTCAAAAAGATATTTGTTATATGTATGATAACAATCAGCGATGTAGTTCAGGTATATCTTTTATAAAATCTGCAAAGTCTTTAAAGATACTGATTGATTTTTTTACAAAACATATTAAAAATTTTGTAGTTGAGCGCGATGGACAAATTAATGAAATGACAGCACTAGCATTGTTTCATGAAACTAATAAAGAAATTGTTCAAATTCTACCCATACATTGGTCACCTACAGAATATCCAGTTGAATATTCCGAATCATTTGGATTATATAATAGCATTTTTGATTCTGCTGCCTTAGGTATTTATTTTTTTGGAATTGATACATATCACACTGAGGGAAAAATTGTTAAGTATAAAAAGTGGTGGGGCTCATTAATAGACTACACTATTTATAATTATCAATGGAAATTTGATGACAATGGAAGAAATATTCCATATATTTGGAATGGAACTATATGGATAAGAATAAATAATCTACATATCCATTCAAAACTATTAACACCGGCATTATCAATTACATTATCTTAATAAATTCAGTTGGCCAAATTAAATCTGGATTAAAGGTTGGACCTATTGATATTCCTGGAACAACAATTTTCTTCTGAGGATTCTTATTTAAATAGGCACCCCACCAGCCTAGGGTACTCTTTGTAGTTAATATCATGTGGTCACATTTAGTCATAATTGCTAAATCTTTAATTGTATCATTTACTTCACAAAATAGAGAATTTGGTATATTTTCTCTACACCATTTCATATCTGATTCATTTGAGTTTCCCTTCTCTGTATTGCCTCCTGTAAATACAAGGAATATATATTTATCATCATTAAACTGAGTACTTTTTGCAGAATTGAGAAACTTTATAAAAATAGTAGGGGCATTAATTGTTTCAAGATAGTCTCCGCGACGAAAATGTATACCCACAATCTCTTTTCCTGGGTTTTTCTCTTTAATATGTGAAATATACATACTAGAAAACTCCTGAATTTTATCTACAAATTCAAACATATCTTTAATTTGTTGTTTGCAATCACTAAAATATAGTTCAGATTCAAATTGTCCTTGCAATGCATATGAGCCACTGAGGTCAAAAAATCCTGGATTAATTCGCCCCTTTCCTTTTTTTAACCAGGCAGTGTCTAAAATACCTGGAACATTATTATCATAATGTAAATTTAATAAAAATAACCTTGCAGGCGTATGATATTGCTTTGCTGCATCATTTAATAATGTTATCATTTTATTTTTATCACTACATAATTCCTGGTTATAATAATATATAGTTCCAAGAATAAATTGTGCATATGAAAGATTATGCTCTGCTGATTGTTTTAGCCAATAAATAGCAACTACAATATCCTTTGGCATTCCATTTATACCATAATAAAAATTCATTCCCATAATAAATTGAGCATACATATCATCTTTACATGCAGCAATTAAACACTGAATTGGACTAGTATTTGCCCACTTAGATAATATCCCCTTTATTTTTTCTTCATTATCAATCTCGGATTCCTCAACAAATACAGGTAACCCTTCACACTCTTTACTGCTTATAAAAGGAATATTGTGTTTAAAAAACTTTAATAGACTTTCTTGTCCATCGTGAGTTCGATTATATAAATCATCAGGTATATAAGCCTGGGATTTATTTTTAAGAGCAAGTGCTTTTAAAGCTGCCAATTGAAACATCTGATTTCCAAGTCGTCCTGCTCTTCCTAATTCCGGAAAAACAAACATCTATAGTTATATCTCTGCGATATTTAAGCCTAAATAAAAGACATGAACTTTGTAAAATGATCAAGGCGATCTTCTTTGATCTAGATGGAGTTCTTTTTGATGGAAAGGTATTTCACAGAGAACTCTTTTTAATGACAGTTGAAAGGTTTGGAATAACAGGAGTCGATGAAGCCTTTCATGAACAATACTTAGAGGGACTTTCGACAAAGCAGAAAATAGATATTCTTATTACAAAAGGACTACTATCTCCTCAGAGTAAGATGGATTTCTTTGATATTAAACAAAATCTAACTGAAATTGCACTCTGTGGTAAACAGAAGCCTAATGGATATCTTATCTCAATCCTCCAGATACTAAAAGAAAAAGGATATAGACTTGTTTGTGTAAGTAATTCAATTACACTTACTGTAAAGAGGTCACTCTATTTAACAGGAATTCTTGACCTATTTGATGCACTTTATGGAAATGAGTCATGTACAAATCCCAAACCTTCACCCGAACCATATCTAAATGCCTTTCAAAAGGAGGGAGTAAATCCAAATGAAGTACTTATTATTGAGGATAGTATCTATGGTCGCACGGCTGCATATGCTTCTGGGGCTCATGTGCTCCCTATTGTAGATCCTATGGATGTAACTATTGAAAAGATACTAAAGACAATTCACTTAGTTAATCAAGGACAGATGTCAGAAGAAAAGAAGACAATTCATGTGGTTGTGCCTATGGCTGGCCTCGGCTCACGATTCTCAAAAGCAGGTTACACAGTTCCAAAGCCCTTTATTCCTGTTTTTGGAAAACCAATGATTCAGTGGGTAATTGATAATATTAAGGTTCATCCTGAGATCTATGGAGGTGTTACTGTTGCAAGTCCATGGACTCTTAAATTTCATTTTATTGTACAACAGACTCATCTAGATTCATATGATTTTGACGCACTCTGTAAGTCGTGTAATATTGACTATACAATTACACCGATTACATCAGTAACTGAAGGTGCAGCCTGTTCAGTACTTCTTGCAAAGGAGCATATTAACAATAATGAACCGCTAGTGACTGTAAATTCAGACCAGTTTCTTGAATGGGACCAAAATGAATTCTATCGTGCACTCTGCAATGAAGGGTTTGATGGCTGTATTTCAGTGTTTGAGCAGAATAATCCTGCAGATGTAAAGTGGTCCTATTCAAAGATGGATTCTAAGGGTATTGTAACTGAGGTGGCTGAGAAGAAGTATATTAGCAACTGGGCAACGACTGGAATCTATGGTTGGAAGCATGGGTCAGATTATGTACGCTATGCTGAAGAGATGATTACAAAGAATATCCGTGTAAATAATGAATTCTATGTCTGTCCCGTCTATAATGAGGCTATTGGAGCGGGTGGCGTCTTTAGGAATCTAGCTTGTAAACGTCTATGGGGCCTCGGTGTACCTGAGGACTTAGAGATTTTCCTCAAGAACTATGCAGATGGAACCAAGGCCAAGAACTCTTGATGAACTTGAAAACCTGTATTTGAGTATGAAGAAACACTTATATACACCTGATTCTTGGACATGGCATTCAAACCTTGCAGAGACTTCTCTAGATAAATCTACTTGCCTGGCCATCTATACCTATGGTTCATGGAAACTTCATGCACCCAGTTGGGCTCGACTTATGGAGTGGATGAGGCCTTTATGCAAGGCGGGTATTCTCTTTTCTGTGGGTGACGGACCTGTAGAGGATCGTGGAGTTCTACACTTTACTTTACATCAATGTAGTGCATTTGGTAGTGAAAAGAAGGTGTATGATGGAGCCTTTCTAGAAACACTTCTAAAAGAACTTGCAGGCCTTCGTATCCTTTTCCGTGGACTTATTGTTACACCCACTGGAATTGCACTGCGTGGTTACCCAAGTACACATCAAGAACTTCAAAAACTTATGGGAGTTCGTAATCGATTGCGTAAAACTTTTGAGGCTACTGGTGTACCCTTTGATCCCCCATACATGAATGATATCTGTCATGCTACCTTATTTCGTTGGACCATAGCACCTAGTCAGGAAATGATTGAATATCTTCAAAAGGGAGTTGATCTCTGGTCAGAATGTATTCTTGCAGAAATTACACCCTATAAATGGTCTTTTGGTCATGGAAGTCTTCGTATGTTTACTCAAGAAAATACTGAACTCGCCACCTTCTGGACACCTCAGAAGATTGCACATCGTGGGCTTATTGATGGGCCAAATCATCACGCTGAAAATTCAATGACTACTATTACAGAATGGTGTCGTCAGGGTCGTGCAAGTGAAATTGATATCTGGTGGCATCAGGGGCGCTTCTGGATTGGGCATGATGAACCTCGCGAACCTGTAAGCCCTGAATTTCTCCGTTCTGAGTATTTATGGATTCATGCTAAGAATCCTGCTGGTTTCTATCATCTACAGAAACTTTCGAATGAAAAGGGGTGGGGACTCAGAATCTTTTATCATACTGATGAAGACTATGTACTAACAACAACTGGAGATACAATTATCTATCCAGGACTTCCTGATATGGAGGGATGGACTTATATGATGCCAGAAATGGCCAATATGATTCCTACAGTTGCTGGCAAGATATGTTCAGATTATCAAGCATAAAGACAGATTCATATCTTTTAAAAAGATGAAGATCTGTTTTCTTTTTCGTGGAGAAAATGAGAGAAATAATAGTCGTGGATATATGAATTCATGCTACAATATAGAGAATTGGTCAAAAACACTTTTTGAAGATGTTCGTGCTGCGGGACATAGATATGATATTGTATTTAATACCTATGCAAGCAACTGTTTAGAAATGCTGATAAGTCTTTTATGTCCTAAATATGTTGAACTACATCAATCTATTTCACAACCAGCAAATTGTAAGACTGTTGCAAAATGGATACGTGAACATGCAGATGAATATGATCGATTTGTAATTATTCGATTTGATATTCTTTATCGTATTCCTATTACACAGTGGCCACAATGGAATTCAACAGGAATTATTCTTGTAAGCCGTGATAAACACTGGTATGATGAGCGCATCTGCGCTGATTTTATTTTTATAGCGGATAAAGAGTATGTTCAACACCTTGCAAAGGGGCTTGAATATACTCGTCGTCAGGCACACCAGGTTTCTCAATATTTCTATAGAAATGATGTTCCATTTCATTTAATGTATTCTGATTATTACGGATTACAGAATCATCCACTCTATATGGTAAAAGGACTTGAGCCAGATCCTGTGCTAGATACCAAATTTACAGGAGTACCTTTTTCTGAAGTAGATGTATTAGCATGCAGCAAGACATACTCTAGTATTATTAAAAATAATAATGGATATCCTAATACAGAGCATTGTAGAATTAAACTATATAATCAAGAATCAATATTAGGAAAACTGCCTGAAATCTGTTACCTCTATACTGTATTTGAATGGATATCTTTTGAGAGTCCATTTATTGAAGAACTACGAAAGATTCATACAGCAAAACGATTTCTATATGAGGCAGATAAAACACCTACATTTACACTAGATGTTGACACATTTAATCTATCTGAGCAAGAAAAGAGTGATTTTATACCTCGTGATTCATAAGTTTTATGTAACTACAATATCATATTTAGATGAATCAAATACAATCGCACCTGTTCCAGACCAGTGTCCATACTTTGTTAAATCAACACGCTTAAGCTGAGGAAAAAAACTCGGCATTTTAACTGACCACCAATCCTCCATCTGTGCATTCAAATGTATATCATCGCATACAATAATCCCCCCAAATCCTACTTTAACAAGTTCACTAATAATGTTAATTTCCTGAATACCATCATGAGGATCAATATCAAGAAAGAGAAAAGGGAGATTCTTAATAATGCTTAGTTCATTTGGTTCAAGGCAATTTACTAAACGAAAATAGACACGAGGGTGATCTTTCATCGTAAGTTTTCCCTTGTGCTGATCGGCAAATCGTGCAAAATGATCTGTAATATCATATGAGATAACAGCAACATTCGGATTTGCGGTAAGTGCAATTGCACTGTGTCCTGATGCACTTCCAATGTCGCCTATAATTGTCTGTGGGGGAAACTGTTTTACTAAAAAGGAGAGTAACTTATAATGCTCTACACCAGCCTTATCTGTAAAATGTCTAAAATGCCCAGTATTCCAATCAATATACTTATATAGTTCCATAAGATCTTCGAAATGCACCTTCTCATTTACAGTAAGTGTAAGCATTTACTGTATTACTATTTTTAATCTTTAGATTGCTCTAGTATAGATTCAAATAGAGTAAGAGCATTTAATATCGCATCATCCATATTAAAATACTTATAATTTGCCAGGCGCCCAACAAAATAGACATGATGATTCTTTTCCTCCTGAACTGCAAGTTGTCTATATTTCTCATAGAGTGCCTGATTCTCAGGATTTGGTATAGGATAATACGGTTCTCCCACATCGGACGAATACTCCTTCACTATTGTAGTGGTTGGTGTCTGTTGATTCAAGAAATGTTTATATTCTATAATCCTCGTATAGGGGACCTCCTTATCTGTATAATTAATTACAGAATTATTTTGAAAGTATTGTATAGGTAACTGTTCAATCTCAAATCGAAGTGATCTGTACTCTAATTTAGGTAGACCAACCTCATAAAAATAGGAATCAATTGGACCTGTATAGAAAATCTTTTCATATGTTGCCTGACCCTTTTGAAAGTCTGTACTCAGTTTCACAGTGATATTTGGATGATCTAGCATGGCTGCGCAAAAAGCAGTGTACCCACCTTCAGGAAGTGCCTGATGCGGATCATCAAAATACCCCTCTTCAAATGAATAGCGAATCGGTATACGAGATAAAACACTGGCATCAAGTTCCCGCGGACTTTTATTCCACTGTTTCATTGTATATCCATCAAGCACCTTTTCATAAATATCTCTACCAAATCGTGCAAGACCAAGTTCCTCTGAATTCTGCGGAGATTTATTAGGAACTTGTTTCGATTCAAGAAAAGTCCGCATTTCTTCTCCTGTTTGGAGATTAGTATCATAAAGTGTATTAACTGTTGTAATATTAATTGGAACAGGAAAGACTTGACTCCTGTAGTTTCCATACACTTTATGATGCCACGGAATCCACTTTGCAAACCGATTTACATAGGTCCACACCCTTTCAGATTTTGTATGAAAGATATGTGCACCATATTTATTCATAAGAATACCATTTGTATCTTTATAGTCATAGCAGTTCCCTGCAATGTGGTCCCGTTTTTCAATGATAATAACCTTTTTTCCTATACTTGCATATCGTTCTGCAAGTACACATCCTGAAAGACCAGCACCTACAATAAGAATCGTCATACTTATAAGTTTATTTAAAGTATTATTTAGGCTCTATAGTATGAATCTAGTGTATATTACATGTGCGGTTCGACCCACCGTTGAAACCTCTTGTTTTTCTGGAGATATACGCATGCGACAGATTGTTAAAAGTATTGAATCTGTACGCAATAAGGTTCCTGATTGCTTTATTGTTCTTTTAGAAACAGGATCTGCAACAAATGTAGAGAAGGAATTTTTATCTAACCTTGTAAATCTTTATATGACGGTTCATGTAACTACGCTTGTAAAGAGTATGGGCGAAGCCACTATGATTTATAGATTTTTATCTTCATCTTGGTTTCAGGAAAACAAGTGTCGCTTTTCTACATTTAGTAAACTTTCTGGACGTTATTTCTTGACTGATTCATTTGACTTTAGTAAATACCCACTTGATAAAATCTTTATTCGTTTTCGCTGGGGTGGAGAAAGTGAAGGTCTCTTTGAAACACGATATTATCGTATTCCTGTGTCAAAGATAGACTTATATACACAAAATCTAGAGAATCTTCTTACAAATCATGCATATGTGTTTAAATTTTTAGATGTAGAACATCTCTATTTTCTTCTTAACTTCTTTTCTCTTGAAGATACAATTCACGATCAATCAATTGGCCTTGCTGGATGGATGACTGGAGATGGACGCTATATTGAAGAGTAGGTCTAAACATATTATAATATTTTTATTATATGACAAAGATAGCACTCTGTATATCAGGTCAGCCACGATTTGTAAAAGAATGTTACCCAAACCTACATGATTCTCTACTTAGACCTAATGGAATGCCTGATGTCTTTATACACACATGGTGGTCAGAAAATCTTCTTACTGAGCCTTATAAATACGGTGGAGCAGGTGGATGGGAACAACAGAGACTTTCTGCAACAAATGTTCTTGACCTGAAAAATCTCTACAATCCTCTAAAAATGGAGATTGAACCTAGTAAAATATGGTCTATCCCTGGAGTTGATTTTAGACCCAATGTAGAGAGATTTCGTGCAATGGATGAGCCGAATAACCCACTTGTACGCATTCCTTCAAATAGTATTAGCATGTTTCAAAGTATCTTTAAGGCAAATTTATTACGGACATATTATGAATGGGAAAATAATTTTAGATATGATTATGTAATTCGTATTCGTTCAGACTTAATGTTTCAGCGCGAAGTTCGATGTGATATACTTGACCCATCACGACTTCATGTAGCCGATCTTGGACAGCCTTCAGATTGTGTGAGTGATTGGATTACAATTGGTAATAGTCAAAATATGACTATTTTTTCAAATCTATTTCTTGAATATCAAGGAATCCTCGAAAAGCATTTTATTCCTAAGGGTCTTGGTTGGACAAATGAGAATCTATCATGTGAGTACTTGAAGGAGAGAGGAATTGGTTGGCAACTTCATCCATGGAGCCCTATTATTCCGCGGTTCTAAAGAGGGGGCGCCATAACTATTTCAGAAAATGCGCAACGGCTATCGCATTGTTGTTTGCTCACCTGTTGGTAGGAAGCAGAACTTATCTGTTCTCTTTCCTATTATTGAATCAATGAAGGGATGGGTTGATGAATATCGTATTTGGATGAATTGTCGTGATCCTACAGATATGGTATATTGTCTTGAATTTGCCAAAAAGCATCCTGGATGGGTAACCATTGTTCATGGTGAAAAGCCCTATACATTTGATATGATAAACTTTATCAGTTTCTACGCAGACTGTCATGATGAAAATACAATCTATATTAAGATTGACGATGATATCTGTTATATTCGCAACCTTGAAGGGCTTGTAGACGATACAATCGCTCATCCAGAACGTCTTTTTATGTTTCCTTATATTGTAAATAATTTCTGGTGTCAAATTCTGAAGGGGCAAGATTTCTTAATTCCAGATACAGATAAGGACTTTGCTGCTCGTTGGAAGGCTGATATGGATAAGGAAAAGTATAAAATTAAGACACTTGCTCGCGATATGTTCATTCCTAAAGCACTCAAGCTTGATTTTTTTCCCAAAACAATGTGGGGAAATGGAAACTATACAGTTGCTCTTCATGACCATTTTCTAAATACAATTAATGATACAGGCCGCTGGTCATTTTCTGAGTTTACTCCAATTGATGACCTAATTGCAGTAAGTATTAACATGGTTGCATGGAAGGGTAGTAACTGGAAGAAATATAATGTTCAAATTACAACAGAAGAAGATGAGACATATTTCACGGTTCGACTCCCCTATGAACTAGGAGTCTTTAATGGGTTTGCTGCAAATACAACGGCAGCTCACTACTCTTTCTATCCTCAAAAGGCAATTTTAGATCAGACAGATATTTTGGAGCGCTACTCAAAGCTCAAGCAAACTTAAAACCCTTGAGCTTCTTACCACCCTTTGGCCAGACAGTTTCCTGTAGAATCTTACGCGCCTCTGTCAGTTCCTTCTCCTTAAAGCCTGCCTCCTTGAGCTTCTCCTGCAGTTCTTTTGTTTCCAATTCAGCCTTAGGGTCCTCTACACAATGCTGTTGAAACCAGGCCACAAGTTTCTTCTCCTTATCTGTACAATCAAGAAGATTCTGTTTTACATAGAGTTCAGGATTGAGCCTGCTTTGTACAATACCCTGTTGTTCCTCCTCTGAAAGAAGTTCTTTGAGAGTCGAAACAAGTTCTGTCTCCGCCTGTTTCACCAAGCTCATCTGCTCAGCATAAATCTGGTCCATCTTCTTTTTCTGATTAACTAGGCTATTCCGCAGAGTCTGTAGGGTTGTCATATGATTCTTCAAGAGATGCTGAATAATCTGTGCCTTTACCTTCATTTGTGAGAGCTCCTCTGAATCTTGGCGCTCCTTATGAACACCCATATACTCTCCAAGTTCGAGCAAAGGGCGAAGTCCCTGTAAATAGAGCACAGGGTCCTCATGCTTGTAGAGATTGGACAGATAGACAATAAAGCGACCATCTTCAAGGCGCTCCAGGTCAATATCAGCCGGTTTTGTATGCCCTACAATTCCATTGGTTAGGGAGACCATAAATGCAACTTTTACATCAGGATTTGAGCGCATATCACGGCGGAGTTTCTCCACTTCATCCTTGTTTACAGGCCGACCATAGTTCTTTGTTTCCCAGATAATCTTCATATTATTGTACATCATATGATGGTCACCACTCTGCGCCTCCTTACCCTTTGCAATCAATTCAAAACCAGGCCCCATGCCGAAGGCACGGGTAATTAAGTCCTCTACGCGAAGTTCACCGAGTCGCCCCTTCTCCTGTGAGCCAACTTGACGATTCAATGAGTCGGCAAGTTTCTGTAGACGCTCATGGAGTGCCTGATTCTCACGCGAGGCACGGTCAATCTGCTTGTCTTTCTCGGCAAGTAGTTCACGAAAGGTAGCGCGGCACTCCTCCTGAATTCGTTGACGAAGGTCAGACTTAAGACTCTCATCGATGGACAGCTTTGACTGTAGATGAGTAAGCGACTCCTCAAGGCCACGCTTCTCCTTCTCGAGACGATCGCGAGTTGTAAGATGCTTCTTCTCAAGCTGAGTCACAAGGTCACTGTTACACTCTTCGCGAATTGTCTCTTCCGCAGCTTGGGCTGCAATAGCGCCGAGGCGCAAGGCTAGCGAAGTTTTATCAGGAGATTCCGTATGATAGAACTTCGGTAGAGTAAAGGTTGCTGGTAGACGCAGACTAATTTGAATAACTTCCATTTAAGTAAGTTTAACTAAAAAAGTTTAAACCGTTCGGCAGGGTAGAATGACTCTCCGTATACTGACTTATAATATACGAGGTCTTCCCTGGATATCATGCCCAATTGATGATATCTTGTCATGGATTTCAAAACGCAAGTGTGATATTGTCTGTTTACAAGAAGTTTTTACACGAAGACTCCAACTAGCCATCGAATCACAGGATGAATGGAATGTCTTCTTTTCAAAAGGAACCACTTACATTGGACATGCAGCGGGATTTTATTCAGGTGCTGGACTCTGTATCTTAGTTCGTCGTGATTTGAAGATACTTGGAGAGAGTACATTTATGCCCTTTACAGATGCAGGGGGTGTAGACCGATTTGTCTCGAAAGGTTTGCTCCATGTACCCATTGAAGTACATGGGCAACGGATAGATATTCTAAATACACATTTTCAATCTGATTATACAGAATTTCCCTGTTTTCGTATCAATTATCCCGCCGTTCGGTTCAATCAAGAAAAACAGGCTGATTTATTCTGTCAGAAGTATCAGTTTCCGCTTCTCTGTGGTGATTTAAATCAAGAATCATTTCATTATTTTGAGAAATTCGATGATACGGATAATATCACCTTTCCAGAAACTGGCGAACATTTAGATCATCTGTTATATTCGAGTGATGCAGATGATGCATTTTTGAATAAAAAAACAACATACTTTCATACTATAAAACTAAGTGACCATATTCCTGTACTCTATGAGTTTGAACTTAAATCACACTACATTCATCACGACACACTGGACACGAAGTATTCTTCTTAAGCCACTCTACAATGGCCTCCCTCTTGAAAACATGTTGGCAAGTGGTAACTGCAGATGTTGCCTCTTGAATTGGTTCAAAGGTAATTGGACAATCTGTACCTACTGCCGCCTTTACAATTGCGCGAATTGTATGGGGCTTGAGAAATTGTTGAACAGGACACGGAACAGGAATCTCCTCATCTACTGAAATCTCCTCATGAAGTCCAGGAATCTTTTCGTGAAAACTCTTGAGAAAGAGAGTACGAATTCCAACTGCGGTTAATGGAGTGTCTACCCTAAGTACTCCATGACAGGCAGGATAGAAAGATGGAGCAGTAGTATCTAAGAAGTCATAGGAGGCAAGTTGAATCACAGGAAAACAGCTCGTATCAGTAGTTATATAGAGATTTGTGATTCTCTGAAATGCCTTGGCCTCGATACTACCAAAGAGGTCGCGATCATCCTCAAGGGCTGTATGAACTAGCACTGGATTCTTCTCACGGAGTGAAAGAGGACCTAACGCACGATTCATAAGTACAAACTTTGGACGCGGATATATCTCAGTACAGGCCGCAAAGACTGATGGAAACTCATCTGGGTCTAGGTGGTTAAAACTACCATTGGAACGCTCGAAGAGATACATTGTATAGGATGCTAATTACTAAGGTACAGTAAAAAATTCAATTTTTTTGATTGTATTGACTTAATTTCTAGGCAGTTACGGTAGTATTACAGAAGGGCGGGATAGGATACCTAGTCTGATTCGTCATGTAACCACAGGTGCGATTAAGCAGAGCAGGAAGGAAATCAGTATTATTGAAGGTGGAGTTCAGAAGCTGACTGGCATTGTAGAGGAATGCATCCATGAAAGTTGCGTTCATCAGAGTGTTATTGTAGAATGCCATCGCATTCTCCTGAATCACATTGAGTGCGGCAACCGTGGCCTGCTGAACAACCGAGTTCGTCGTGATGAAATAGAGGAGAATGAGTTCAGAAAACATTTGATGATGACTATACTTTCATAGTGGAGGGGAGGGCGTTCAAATTTTTATCATGCTAGTATAGTATGAACATCTTTGAAAAACTTTTCTGTTTTCCCTCGTTTTCAATTCTCCGCTTTCTTATTGCAATCACTCTTCTCCAGTTCTGGTGGATTGCAATCTGGGGTTTGGCTTACATGGCAATTGAAGCAGTTGCTGGTAAGTCAAAGAATACTGAGTTCTGGATTTACATCGCGCTTTTACTCTGTACGGTTCTCATTATTCAACTAGATCCGTCTCTCGTAGAGCGGCTATAACGGGTCCTCTTCTTATGACGACGACGCGACTTCTTAGCAGGTCTGCGCCGTTGACGACGACCACCCTTTGAAGCGGCTGGGAGTGTATCAAGTGCAGTTTCAATCGGTTCCCAATTTGTAGTGTCTGGTACTTCATGAACATATGGAGGTGTGATTTGAATATAATGATTTGGAGGAATCTCACGACGAATCTCATGGTCTGACATATCATCAAAAAAATAGAGGCGATTTGCTAGATTACCTGTAGATGCGCCTATTTCTGTAAGCATAGTCTGAACATCTACAAGTCGCTTTGGTTGATGATCATTGAGTCTTCTTGAATGATGATTTCGCGTCATTACAAAATCAAAAATAGGCTTCTGGCCAAGTTTGTTTTCAATGGCTGTTATAATAATTTTAATAAACTCCTCATCTCCATTATTGGTTAGTATACCTATAACAGAGACACGGCCAGTTGATTTTGCTGCAAGTGCTTTCTCAATAATCTCAAGTGCTTTTGGATTTAGTATAACATAATCATACGGATTCACAGCGGGATTAAATTTTTTCGGGTCAAAATATTGCCCTGAAAGTGTTTGGTCTACATCCCAGACAAGCACAAGTCCATCGTCCATCCCTAATAGTATCCTGTATATTCTCTTAAATCATCTAAGGCTGGCGGAGAGAAGGCGCCTACATCGCGAGGCGTAGCTTTAGCATCAATCGTCGGTGTACCCGCCAAACATCTCTGCTGTGCAATATCATAGACATCCACTAAAACCTGGTCAAAGTGTGTATCCATCTTTCCCTTTTCGGCAGGTGTCATATCGGATGCAGAGCAGAGACGGCTGATGAGGAAGCGTCCGCGCGTCTTCCACTTATCAAAACTGAGGCTCAGATCGCGTTCAGGAATTGTCTTAGCAAAGCAGCGACCTGTAGTTTCTGCAACCGGCTCAATATCATGTGCCGTCATAAATGGCTGGTAGAGTGTGGCATTTACTGTGCCATTCACCGCAACAAGGTCGCGCTTCATGCAACAGAGTTTGCCCAAGAGCACCTTCAACTCATCTAAATCCGGGTTTCCTTCCTCAACGGAGCCGACTCTGTCCTGAAAGGCACCTATAATGGCAGCCGCCTCATTGCTCTCATGGAGGCAATCGGGTTGTCCCGCACCCACTACAGGGGCACCAAAGCCCTCCGCAAACTTTGGCATTGTCTTCGCACGGCAGAGCATAACAAAACAGAGATAGGCCACAATAACGCCTACGACAACTCCTAGAACTGCCCAGACTGAAAAAGAAAATTGACTAAATCCACTTGATGATTCCATTCTTTATTTACCCTATAGTAAGGTCTTTTTTTATTGCGCGGGTGCAAGAAGATGATTCGCCGAGTCCAGAAACCATTTACAGAGTTCCCCTTTTGCTGCCGCCTTATCATTCATCAACTTATCAATACTAATTAACTCTGGCCGAGTCTCCTCCATAAGATGGATATGATGCACTTGCACAATACCCTGTTGGCCAATTCGCACAGCACGACCTATTGCCTGGTCCATCAGAGCTTTTGTCCACCAAGGAGACATGAAGATGATTCGGTCGAAATGTTGGAGATTAAGCCCCACACTTCCAGACTGAAGTTGGAGAATAAGCACCTCTGTAGTTTGCTCATCAAGTGGTTCCTTCGTCTTTTCAAGAATTGCGTCTCTCTGCGGTTGTGTCTGCCGTCCACTGTAGGTCTGGACCCTCTTGACCCGGGGCAGAGAGCGCAAGGTGGTCTGAATCATGTCCATCTCATCGTAGAAGTTAGCAAAGATAAGCCACTTGTGCGGCTCCTCTGATTGCTCGCTAATCAGAGTCTTAATCTTTGAGAACTTTGTACTGTCTAGAGGCCAGTCCGTGCGAGCATAGTAGGGAATGTTTCGTCTACAGGCATTAATGTAGACCTGCGGATGAACGGAAATCTGACGAAGAACAAGTAGCAGCTTTAGAATGGCCATTCTGCCTGCTCCCTCCTCTTGAAGGGCCGTCCATCTGCGAACTGCAGCACCCTGAATGCCTCTGTAGAAATCACGCTCATCCTTTGTAGTGAAAGGGAGAGTGTGATAGTGGATAACCTCCTTCTGTGGAAGAGAGGGAATCATGGGTCGTAGCTCAGCCACTGTGCGGCAGAGGG